AAAGCAAGAAGAAGTTTAGGCATAGGTTATATTGGTCTTGCTCACTATCTTGCAAAAAATAAAGTACAATATTCAGACAAAGAGGCATTGAAATTAGTTGATGAACTAACAGAGGCATTTCAATTCTATCTATTAAAGGCGTCTAATACATTAGCTGAAGAAAAAGGCAAATGTGAATACTTTGATAGAACAAAATATTCCGATGGTATTTTACCGATTGACACATACAAAAAAGAAGTAGATGAATTAGTTAAAACAAAATTCAACTATGATTGGGAATGGTTAAGAAGTAAAATCAAAAAACATGGGCTACGACATAGCACACTCTCAGCTCAAATGCCATCAGAATCCTCTAGTGTGGTTTCTAATGCTACTAACGGCATTGAACCACCTAGAGATTATTTAAGTGTAAAGAAATCAAAGAAAGGTACTTTAAAACAAATTGTACCTCAATATGCGACATTAAAGAACAATTATACTTTACTTTGGGACATGGCTGGCAATGAAGGATATATAAATATCGTTGCAGTAATGCAAAAGTATTTTGACCAAGCGATTAGCGGTAACTGGTCATACAATCCCGAAAATTATGAAGACAATCAGGTGCCTGTATCAGTAATGGCTCAAGACCTTTTGTCAACATACAAGTATGGTTGGAAAACAAGTTATTATCAAAATACTTATGACGCAAAGAAAGATATTGACGAACCAGCACATCCAGTTGGTTGGCAAGATAATGTAGAGGAAACTGTTGAAGAAACTAAACCATCAACTTTACAGGTAGAAGACGAGGCTTGTGATAGTTGTACAATATAGGAGTTAAACATGGCATTTTTATGTGTCAATACACCTCATATAGATGTATATGTAAAGAAAGAATATCTTTACGACCTACAAAAAGGTCATGGTGAGTTAGTTGAGGGCGTATGGGTTACAGCAAAGTCTATCCAAGGCAGAGCTTTATATTTTGAAACTTATATACCAGAGTATGGTGCCTTGTTTGATAAGTTACCAATATCTGCTTTCGTTTGGAAAAAAGATATTACGGAAGATGTGCCTCTTACAGAGCTACAGTTATGGGATTGTTTTAGTTATGATATATGTATTACAGAGAAACAAATGCTTTCAGGCAATCAATGTAAGTATTTGTCGCCAAGTAAGAAGTGGTACAAAGGTTGGTATATGTTTACAATAGATAATGCCAACTCAACAAATTTAGAAAGAAATGTAACTTATAGTGAAACACCATCACAACATAAGTCATTTAATATTCTAAAGTTAGAGAACGGTCATTTTGCCGCTCAGCCTAACAATAGAGTAATTTTCTATGATAAATCTTATACTCCTAGCGAGTTGAAGTTTCCAGACTTCAAAGTGTCCACGGTGGAGTATAGTGTCGAAGGTGAACAAAAGTGGACAGCAGGTGATGACGACAAATTTTTTTATGATTTAAAGGAGAGCAAAGACTAAAATGGCAAGAAGTGTATTTAATAAAAGCAAAGATTTAGATGTAATGAAACAACCAATGTTTTTTGGTGAAGACTTACAAGTGCAACAATATAGTGATATGAAATATCCTATATTTGATAAGTTGAATCAACAACAACTAGGTTATTTCTGGCGTCCTGAAGAAATATCTTTACAGAAAGATAGAAACGATTATCTACAATTAAACGAACAACAAAAGTTTATATTTACAAGTAATTTAAAATATCAAACTATGTTAGATAGTGTTCAAGGTAGAGGTCCTTGTTTAGCATTTTTACCATTTGTATCTAATCCAGAATTAGAGGGCTGTATTGTTACATGGGATTTTATTGAAACAATCCATAGTAGAAGTTATACATATATAATTAAAAATCTTTATTCAAATCCAAATGAAGTTTTTGATACAATTATTTTAGATGACAAGATTGAAAAAAGAAGTCAATCTGTAACCAAAACTTATGATGACCTAATTGAATTGGGTTATAGATGGCATTTAAATAAAGATAAAGTTGATTTATATGAACTTAAAAAGAAAATGTATTTAGCTATGTGTACAGTTAACATACTAGAAGGCTTGCGTTTCTATGTATCATTTGCTTGTAGTTTTGCATTTGGTGAACTAAAACTTTTAGAAGGCTCAGCTAAGATTATATCTTTTATTGCAAGAGATGAAAGTCAACACCTTGCAATGTCGCAAACAATTATTAATAATTGGAAAAAAGGTGATGATAAAGATATGGTAAAGATAGGTAAAGAGTGCGAAAAAGAAGTATATAAAATGTATGATGAAGCATTAGCGGAGGAAAAGCGTTGGGCAACATATCTATTCTCAAAAGGCTCTATGATAGGTCTATCAGAGAAACTATTACACCAATTTGTAGAATACATGGCAAATCGAAGAATGAAAGGTATTGGTTTAGAACCAAGATACGAACAAAAAACAAATCCACTACCGTGGGTAGACCATTGGTTGAACTCAAAAGGAATGCAAAACGCACCACAAGAAACAGAGATAGAAAGTTATGTGATTGGTGGTGTTAAGCAAGATGTTAAGAAAGACCAATTTAAGAAATTTAAATTATAATGGAAAAAAGACAAAAGACCTGTTCCTCATGTGAAACTAAATATACCATAGTATGGGATATAGAAGAGCAAGATTTAGAACCTCTTACTTGTCCATTCTGTGGATATGAGGTAGAAGATGAACAAGACGAAACAGAGGAAGTCTGGTCAAATGACGATAGTAACGAAGACGATAATTGGAATTGATTATAGTTTAACAAGTCCAGCTGTTTGTGTCAATATAGATGGTGACGCAGGCTTAATGTTTTATTATCTAACCACAAAGAAAAAGTGGATAGGTCAAATGAGTGAGGAGATTATAGGTTATGAACACAAAGAATGGACTGACCCTATTGAAAGATTTAAATACATATCTGACTTTGCATTGGATATTATTTCACCATTACTTAATCCCAAAATATACATTGAAGGCTACTCTTACGGTTCGAAAGGCCAAGGTCTTTTTCAAATCGCTGAGAATTGTGGCATTCTCAAATATAGATTACAAGAACAAAATTTTAATTATGAAACGGTGGTACCGAGTGTCGTTAAGAAAGGTGCCACAGGCAAAGGCAACGCAGACAAAGATATGATGTATAACGCATTTGTAAGTGAAACTAATATTGATTTGAAAACAATATTTGATACAGAAAAAGTAGGTAATCCTATATCAGATATTGCAGATAGTTATTTTATACAAAAGGTAGGTTATGAGAATAGTATTAAGAGCCAGTAAAACACCTGATGGTTTATATGATGATTTAAGAGAGTTAGATTTAGATGAACTTATATTAATGCCAACAGATGAATGGTTAAAAGATAGAATGGATGAGTTTGATTATTGGACTTCTTTTAAAAATAATGGTATGATTTATCCTATTACAGTATCACCACATACGGAAGATTGGGTACAAGAAAGATTAAAAAGAGGTAAAACGCCTCAACATTTAAAAGCAAATGGTGATGTAAGACCAGGTTTATATGTACAGACAGGCAATAAAAGAGTTTATTGGGCTAGACAAGAGGGTTATACTCATATAGAAGGATATTATGTTACCAATAGAGAAGACAAAGCAAAGATAAGAAGTAAACTACATATACCACATACAGAGATACCAAGATGATATTATATTGTGCAGCTGACCCAAAATATTTTGACATATACTTTGACTTATGGGAAAAACAAACAAGCAAAATCTATCCAGAATTAAGAAGACATATCGCATTATATAATCCTACAGATGAAGCAAAACAAAAATGTGCTGACAACATGATTGACTTCAATGATATTACAGAGTGGTTTCCAGAAAATCCTACAAGAAATCATTTTTACTTATTAAGATGGTTGTATCTACCATATCTTTATCAACAAAACATATTAGAAACACAAATCAATTGTGTGCCTGTAAAAGAAATGACTTTGCCTACAAAGATAAAAGGTCAATATAGAATACAAAGACCAAAACCTAAAACTACAACTGGATTAGGTGGTGTATCAGCAGCCATATTTACACCAGAGGCTGCAAAAAAAGTTGTAGACCAGGCAGTATTGATGTTAAAAAATCCACCAGATACAGACCATGAAATGAATATGTGGCAAATGGAAAACTTACCACAAGAGTTAGATAAATCTGAACATCAAATTAAAGATAAGTATGGTGAAGAAACAACATTACCAGAGTGGGCATTTTGGATTACTGCTAGAACAGCACAAATGTGGCCACATGAAAAGAAATTAGAGGCACTAAAAAGATTTTGCAAATGAAATTGACAGTTATTTTACCAGCTGCTGGAAAAGGTACGAGATTAAATCTTCCATATCCTAAAGAGATATTAAGACTAGATGATGACAATGCTTTAATTGATAATTGTTTTAATTTTTTTAAAGACTATGGTAGAAATCAAGTAGAATTTGTGGTGGTTATCAATGAAGATAAAACTGACCTTATTAAATATCTAGCAAAATATAAAGATAGGTATAACATATCATTTTGTTATCAAAACCCTAGTGAAAAAGAATATACTGGTGCTATCAAAAGTGCCTATCATTTATTTGGTGAACACAATATAGTATTGTTGCCAGATACATTAATGAAGTTACAACCAGGCAAAGACTTATACACATTAACAACTGAAGCATTAGAAGAAACAGGCTTTAGTTTTCTAGTTAAGAGAGAAGAAAATAAAGAAGTATTAAAAACAAAAGGTGCAATCTATGTTAACAAAGAGGGTAATGTTGTAGAGTATGAAGATAAACCTAATGAAAGAGTTGAATACTATAATTCTTTCTGGTGTGCCTTTGCATTTAGAAGAAGAAACTTTTATGAGTGTATAAATTTTATGGAAAAATCTACACTTAAACAAAAACATTCACAAAACGAAATCACACAAACACCAATATTTGGTAGTAAAGTAATTGAAGTTGAAAACTATATTGACCTAGGCACATGGCCTGAAATTAGGAGATTATTGATAGATTATGAAAAAGATAATAACTGATTGTGATGGTGTTCTATTAGATTGGGCATTTGCTTTTGATGTCTGGATGAGAGAACAAGGATATTTCAGACTACCAAATACAGACCATTTTTTTAATCAATCACAAAGATACGGTATAGATGAGCAAGAAGCTCTAACTAAAGTACATGAGTTTAATCAAACTGGTGCATTAGGTTATATACCAGCATTTAAAGATAGTGTTGAATATGTAACAAGATTAGCAAGAGAAGGCTGGCGATTTGATGTTGTTACTATGATAGGTAAAGATAAGTATGCTCATAGATTAAGAAAGATAAATTTACAACATTTATTTGGTGATGTATTTGATGAGATATATTGTGCAGGTGATTTTAGAAAACCTAAAAAAGAAATACTACAATCAAAATATTCAGGTACTAATTATATGTGGATAGAAGATAGAATTGATTACGCAAAAGACGGACAAGAAGTAGGATTAAAAACTTATTTAATGGATTGGCCTTACAATCGTGAGGGTTGGACAGGACCAAGAGTAAAAAATTGGAAGGAAATTTATGACGCCACACATAGAAGCTAAAAAAGGTGATTATTCAGATATAGTATTATTACCAGGTGACCCATTACGAGCAAAGTGGATTGCAGATACTTACCTTGATGAAGTAAAACAAGTTAATGGAGTTAGAAACTGTTTAGGTTTTACAGGATACTTACATTGGAACGATAGTAAAAGACTTGTATCTGTACAAGGTGGTGGTATGGGTATGGCTTCAAATGCCATTTACATACATGAGTTATATAATTTTTATGATGTTCAAACTATTATTAGAGTAGGTAGTTGTGGTGGTATTCACAAGGATTTAAGTGTTGGTGATATAGTTGTTGCTACAACAGCACATACTGATAATGCAATGACAAAAAATTTTATAGATGGTACATTTTGTCCATCAGCAACACCACATTTATTACAAAGTTATATGAGTTTATATTCATCTATTGCAAAAGCAGGACCTATAATGTCAAGTGATTGGTTCTACAATCCAAAAGAATATTGGTGGAAAGAACAACAAAAATTAGGCACACTTGCTGTAGAAATGGAAACACATATCTTATATGCTCTTGCAAATAAATTTAATAAAGAAGCCTTATCTATTTGTACAGTTGCAGACCACTTTGACAAACCACTAGACAACATGAACTCATCACAAAGAGAAAAAGGTTTTGATAGAATGATGGTAAGTATATTTAATAGTTTATTATGTTAAAGTTTTACACACCAGATAGAAAAGGTAAACAGGAACCTTACTCATATAGGTCAAGGGCTAGACTTGTTGGCAAATGTATTGATAACATAGGTATAGCACTTAATAATGACATGGTGGTTTTAGGTAGAATTCATACAGAAAAAGATGTAGAGAGTTTAAGAAATAATAATATAAGATACATACATGATATTTGCGATAACAAATGGCCTATGTTAGAAAAACTATGGTCAAATACAAATATGAGCGCTACAGCAATTACTACTACTTGTAATGAACTTAAAAAATTAATAGAAACAAAAACAAATAAACCAGTTTTTATAATACCTGACCCTACTGAAAGAGATGAGGAGCCAGTAAAGTTTGAACCTAATCCTGCCAGATTAAATGCAGTATATTATGGTAGTGCAGGTAATTTAAAACAAATAGATTGGTCTCAATATGATTTATCAAATGTAAATTTAAAGATAATATCTAATGAGGGTCCTATATTTTGGGACTTTAAAACACAAGGTGAAATTGTAAGACAATCAGATGTAGTATTGTTACCTGTGAATAACGACCATGATATGACACAATATAAAGGTAACAATAGACCAGTTGACGCATTAAGACAAGGTAGATTTGTTATCACAAATGCAACCATACCAAGTTGGCAAAAATTAAATAAATTTATATGGTGTGGTGATATAAATGAAGGTATAAAATGGGCGATAAATAATCCAAAAGAAGTTATAAAAAAAGTTGAAGAAGGCCAAAAACTTATAAGAAGTATATATACGCCTGAAGCAATTACTAAAGAATGGGAACGAGTATATAATGTGTGCAATTCATGGAATAGTTGATGTAAA